CGAGAAGATAAAGCCGCTTTCGATTGAAACGACCATGTTAGCCACCGGCGCACGTTCCCAGCAGTTCGTATTACAGAACACCCGCTTTGAACCGAACTACGAAGGGAATCCCAATACGGTAAAGGTGGTAGGCGGTACGTTGGTTCACTATACGATAGCGGAAACCGTAAAAAGTTGGCAGCTAAATACGGCCACCTTTTCGAACCTTGTAAGCGGAACGGTCTATTACATATACGCCCGTTGCCAAAAGACAGGAACGGCCGGAAACATCGTTTTCGACACAGTACAGCGAGCGGTAGACGGCGACCCTACATATTATTATTTCTTGATAGGGAGCCTTAGCAGCGTGATAACCGATACCGACGGGAACCGGCCGGCGCGTCTTATCGCCCTAACTTATGGCGCAACGACAATTAACGGTCGTTTCCTTGCTACGGGGCGGATTCAAAGTGGCGACGGACAAACTTATTTCGACTTAGACGCCGGAGAGATTGGGGGGAACATTAAATTTCGTGCGTCTGACGGGACATTAAAGGATGTTGCTGAATTGGAACAAAGCGACATAGAATATTTGCGAGATGCTTTTAAGGATGCAAGAACAGAAATAGAAGGCGGTGTAGCCCTTTCCGGATTTATAGGTGTACGCGATACGGAACAGAATGTAGCAGCTGCTATGGCCGGTTATAATCCCACCGGAGAATCCGATTATCCGTTGATATTCGCAGGAGCGCAACAAGGGAATGTAGAGTATTACGGATGGACAAGCAATAGCTATACCCATATCTACACCCAAAGCGCGACGCCGAGCAATGGGGATAATTGTTTCGACAATAAAGGCTCTGTCGTAGGAACTGTAACGAATATCGTAGGGGCGCAAATTTTCGCATTATCCACAACGGGCGAAACCTATCAACGCAATACCGGAATCGACTTTACCGCGAAAACGCCCTCTGCAATGGAGGGCAACCGGGCCAAGTTCCGAGTATATAAGGACGGACGATGCGTTTCCAATTACTTTGAAACGAGCGGGTCGTATAAAACGATATATACAAAAACCAACTGCCCGCCTTCGCAATTTACTACGGTGTTGGCAGTTTCCGAAAATTGCTACATGGCCTTGACCGCCGGAGCACAATTCGGGGTTTTAATGGAGGCCAACGAAGACCATAACGGGTATAATTGTGCGTTATATAATTCATCATCATATCCCTGTACGGTCGTAAAGGGTACAAAATCTTCCTATACCCAAGTTGGGGTATTATCTCCCGGTGAGTTAATGGAGTTTGTGAATATTTATGGAACTTGGATTTTACGAAACCATACTCGCTATTCTACGAAGGCAGAAAGTTAGTTTTTAATTTTTTACCAACAAGCGTATTATAATAATACGCAACGGGGTATTTTTGTGTAACTTAATATTTCGACAAAATGAGTACAACAAGAGGGGGCGAAACGGTTTCCGCCCAAATTGGAACAATCGGCCCCATTGAAGGGCTAAGTACGGGTAACTTCAAAATGGAAGATACGCCGTTTAACATTAAGAACGACGGAGAAACCGCCGTCGTTCTTGAAGTAAACCTTTGGGGCATGGAGCCGGGCAAGTTCGTAGCTACGCGCTTCGAAATAGGTTGGAACCCCGAAATAGTCCGCGAGATTAAGCAAACGAGTATTAACGCTACCCTTGTTTGGGGGTACTAAATCTTATACGGCTATGGGTTTATTGATTGGAGTAGGAAACACGAAGCCGACGTTTCCCTACGATTACTACTACGGTATAGAATGGGATTCTAACGTAGCTTCTTCGGCTTGTACCCGAATTGGTCGCCCGGAACTTCACGTTTCGCTGCCTATTCAAAGTAAAATGCGCCGTTGTGTCTTGCGCGACAACGGAACGGTAGCTTATTACCTTCACGCGAACGACAGCACCAAGCGCGATACGGGAGCCGCCGCCAAACTTGACGGCACCGACGGGCAAGTAATGGTAGAAATACCAGCCCACTACCGCAAATTTGAAGTAGACGGTACTAAATTCCGGTGCCTTCTTTCCGAACACGCGCTACCGGGGTTCCATTTGGTGCAGCTTGCCTATCGTTCGGCTTACGAAGCGGCCGTAGACCGCACCGTATCGGCTACGCCGAAACTTGCAAGCGTCGTAAATACTTCTACGGCTTTCCGTGGCGGTAACAATACGGCCGGTTGGGACGGAACATATAGAAGCCTTTTAGGTATGCCGGCTACATCTATCAGCCTTACCAACTTTCGGAAGTATGCCCGGAACCGGGGGAATGCCGGCAAGAACGGGGCCGGTTGGAATTGCGACGTTTACGAAGTACAAAAAACTTGCTGGTGGCTTTACGCCGTCGAATACGCTAACTTTAATTGCCAACTTGCCTATAACGCGGAACCTACAAGCGAAGGATATAAGCAGGGCGGATTAAGCCAAGGCGTTACCAATATGAGCGATTGGGACGGCTATAACAGTTATAACCCTATGGTTCCTTGCGGGGTTACCAACCCGTTGGGAAATAAGACAGGCGTAGTAAACTACACATACAAGAAAAGCGACGGAACCGACGGCCAAACCCTTAGCGTACCCAGCTACCGAGGTTTGGAAAATCCTTTCGGGCACGTATGGAGTTGGACGGACGGATGCAAGTGCAATATTCAAAGTGCGGACGCGGGCGGCGTTAGTGAGTTTTTCGTATGTACCGACCCGGCCAAGTTTCAAAGTAACGACTATACCGATTACGAGAAGCGCGGCGAGCTACCCCGCAATGAAGGTTACGTTAAAATTATGATGATTGGCGAGTACGGCGAAAATATGCCGACAGCAGTAGGCGCAAGTTCTACTACTTACTTCGCCGATTACTTCTATACGAACGTAGTAAGCAATACCGGACAAAGGGGCGTGCTTTTCGGCGGTAATGCGAATGCCGGCGCGGTTGCCGGCTTTTCGTACGCGTATACGAATTCCTCGGCTGCGCATACGAATGCGGATGTCGGCTCCCGGCTTTGCTTTTTACCCGCTTGAAACGACACGTAACGGAACGCATTTAACAAAGAAGTTTAACTACGGCGGGCTTTCGAAGTAGCTCAAATTAGGACGAATGCCCGCCGTTCAATTTTTCGCAAAAATGGAAAACAACAGGCAGGACGACGGAAGTTTAGCTTTCTTGCAGATTGAGCCGGACGCGAATAACAAGCACTTCAATTGTTCGGAAATAACCCAGCAGAAGTTAATTAACCTTTCTTTTTGGGTTATTGACTTCTTGGACGACGTTAAAACGAAGTTCGGAACCGGTCGCTTCTTGGTTAAGATTAAGTTCAATAAAGAAGACCCGGATAAAGACGCGCGGAAGTTCTTTACCAATTCGCAAGAAATTAAATATATCCTTGGGAAGATTAAGGAGCGTAACGCCTTCCCGCGTAAAGTAACTATGCGGGCTTCGGGAACAAGGTATTATTTCGAGTGAAAATAAAGGCGGTTTACCCTTGGGGCGTGCTTTTCGGCGGTAATGCGAATAACAGCGCGAATGCCGGCTTTTCGTACGCGAATACGAATAACACGGCTTCGAATACGAATGCGAATATCGGCTCCCAGCTATGCAGATTTTAACGGGGTAAAAACCTTGCCACTTGGCAAAAAACAACAACTATTTAAGGGGTATTAGTAGGACTTCCCGAACATTCCCTAAGGAATCAGCAAATAAGTAGTGCGATGAAGCGAATAGGTAACTTGTACGAGAAGGTTTGTTCTATCGAGAACTTGCAGCTTGCGGACGAAAAGGCCCGTAAGGGTAAGTTACGCACGTACGGAGTTATCGAACACGATAAAAAACGGGAAGTGAACCTATTGAAGTTGCGCGAAACCTTGCTAAACGGTACTTTCCATACATCGAAGTACGACGTATTCACTATTTACGAACCCAAAGAACGGGAAATATACCGCTTGCCTTACTTTCCCGACCGTATTTTGCACCACGCTATAATGAACGTCTTAGAGCCTATTTGGGTTTCGACCTTCACGGCGGACACTTATAGCTGCATTAAGAACCGGGGGATTCATGCGGCCGCGAAGAAGGTAAAACAGGCCCTACGGGAAGACCCGGAAGGTACTACGTTTTGTTTGAAATTGGATATTCGCAAGTTCTACCCTTCGATTAACCACGACGTGCTAAAATCCATTCTGCGCCGCAAGTTGAAGGATAAAAGGCTACTTCGCCTACTTGACGAAATTATAGATTCGGCGGACGGCGTACCTATCGGAAACTACCTAAGCCAATATTTCGCTAACCTCTATTTAACCTACTTCGACCATTGGATAAAGGAACAGAAGCGGGTAAAGCACTACTTCCGCTACGCGGACGATATTGTAATACTTGCTTCGGATAAATCCTACCTTCATTCCTTAATGGGCGAAATTAGGGCGTATTTGGGGGATTTGAAATTAGAGGTTAAAGGGAATTGGCAAGTTTTCCCCGTAGCGGCTCGCGGTATCGACTTCGTAGGATATGTATTTTTCCACACGCATACCCGAATGCGAAAGGGCATTAAAAAGACCTTTTGCCGGCGGTTGGCGAAGTTGAACAAACGGAAAAGGCCACTATCCGAAAAGGACTTTAAGCAGGCTATTTGCCCTTGGTGGGGTTGGGCGAAGTCTTGCGATAGCAAACACTTGATTAAGAAACTTTCTAAAACATCGAAGTATGAAATCAAATTCAAACGATAGACCGCCCATTTTGCAGGACTTGGGCAACGGCAGTTGGCATTACAACTACAATATTACCGAAGTGGAAGTAACGCCGGAACCTATGGCCGAAGCAGAAGGCGACCAGGTACCGGCCGCAAGGAAGGCGTACGATTACGACACGGTGGAAGTATGGGGCCGGCCGGATTACGACAAATGCGTAAAGGCCGTTTTGCGTTCCCGCCGGGACGAAACCGAAGAATTTAGCCTTATCAACAAGTATAACGCTTTTGTGCTTGGGCTATCGACGGACGAAACGGACAAAACGGAATACGAAGCCTACCTTTCCGAAGTCATCGCGGTAAAGGCTATGGTTCGGGCCGATTTGCAGGAAG